ACCCACATTGCGCGCGCGCGAGGAGCTTTTGAAGAATGAAAAAAATAAAACAGCCTGTCAAGCTCAATCTTTCATCTTTGTTTGTAACCCTATCCACCAAGACCTTACAACTTAAAAACCACGACACAGTCAACTATTCCCCACCCCCTACCCCCCCCCTAACCACCAGTTTCAATCCTGCCACGCATTCATTCCCAGAGAGTCCCAACGCAATCCCGTCGGAAAGAGAAAGAGGACATATTACGTGAACCGGGGCACCCCCGGCACCCCCAAAACTCCCCCCGGGGTTCAGCGCGGCCGCGTGCGTGCGGGTTCTGCGGTCGGTCGCGGTCGCGGCGCCGTTCCGTCCGCCGCTGGCACCATGGCCGGGCAGGGCAGGGGAGGATCCCGGGTGACCGGGCAGGGTGACCGGGCCGGGCGGGAAGGCAAACCGAGGGCCACAATGGCGCCGACTTCGCGCAACAACAGTTATATTCAATTGCTCCGTGCGCAAGTGGTTGGTGGACAGCCAGTCCCCGACTTGTGGCGTGTCAAGGCCAGTATCCGCCTCGCGTACGCTGCCTGTAGTGGTCCCCGGGACACAAGGCGCCGCGGTCAGACGCTCCAGTCGTCAACCCCCTCGGGGACTGCAACGGTGGCGTAGCTCTTGTGAGGCGGGCGCCGCGGTCGCGGCCGGATGGTTCTGAACCTTCCCCATGTCGCGAGGTCGTAGATCGTCTCGATTACCTCCGGATGCATCAGCAAGGCCCAGGTTAGCCAGACAGCCCGGCGCGCTCCGGCTGGTGGCGAATTCTTGCCCAGCATCCACCGCTGGAGTGTCATTGCGGGGACTCCGAGCATCGACGTGAGGAGGTAGAAATTCTTGCTGCACAGTCGGAACAAGTCCACCAGCATAATTCGGAACTCCTCATCCGACGGCGCCAACATTCGCCACATCCGCCGGGTTTCGTCGCCAAGGCGCAGTGTTCGCCGGGCATGAGCCCTTGCGGCCTTACGTCTGGGCTGGCGGATGAGCGCTGGCACTGCACTATGTTGGCCCCATCGGCCGAACAAGAGAAGGAGAGAAAGTAACACGCCTGTTCTTATCAGTCGTTCGTTTCAATTGAACGTACGTTTAAAACGAACGTTTGATATAGGTGGACATCTTTAGTCTAATTAGGAGTATTAGGTGTATTAGGTGTAGTACGGGTGACTAAGGGAAAGTATTAGGGGTATTAAGGGTTGAGTTTAGGGTGGACGGGGCATGTCTAGGGGAGCATTGGGTGTGCCAAGTGAGCCAGAAAAAGGAGTCTAAATCTTCACCAAGGGCATTGACGGTTTGCTAGGTTGTCTGGTAGTCTGTGTGTGGGCTGAGGGGAAGGGCTAAGGGTTTCCGCTGGGAGGCGGCGCGAGTAGTCCGGCGGCGCGTTATCCCGCTGGGGGCTTCTCCGGCCAGAATGGAGCGGGTTCGACCGCAGAGCGGGCCATGCGATTGGTGATCATGGTTCGCGAGGTTGGCGGGCGGGTTCGATAGGCAACGGCGAGACCGAAGCGGTTTGACGGTCCCGGGCGCCATGGCCCGGCGGTTCTTGTTCGGCCAAAAAGGCGATTGGCAGAGGCGGAGCCTGCGCGGTTCTCTGGCGTGAATCCTTGTTAGGTAAGCGCTGGGGTGCCGGGCTTTCTGCTGTACTGCTCCCGGGGTAATCCGCAAGTCTGCGGGTAGAACCTGGGGAAAGCACTAAAGCACCATGGGCGCCAAGTGTGGCGCCGATGCCGGGTTCCAAGTCCGGATCAAACTAGCTGAGGAGTGCAACCAAAAGGATCAACACCAATGTATTCAATCAATACCGTAGTTCTAGGGTGCGGCACGTGTGCCGGGCACCTGGGCCTTGTGGCGCCGCTGTTGGCTGGCGTCGCGTGTCTGTGGGTGCCCTCGGTGTGGGCGCGAGTCCGGCGGACGGTGAGGCGGGCCGGGCCATGGCTCGATAACGTGTTCGGTGTGCGGCCGGGGTGCGGCTGGCTCAACTTGTGGCTTGCGATCTACTGCGTCGCGAGTGTGACGCTGACCGCGATCATCCTCTGGCAAGTGTGCCGGTCGTAGGCAACCAACCAACCAAGGAAAGGATCATACTATGCGTAACGTTCAAAGTCATCCGATCAAGCCCTGGCGGCGGGCTGGCGTGCCCATTGCGGGACTGGAGACCGCGGATCCCGCCCGCACGATCTTGAATGCGGTTCGGGCCATGAATGGCAAGCTCGAATCTGTCCCGTTGATTCAATGGGATGTTGTTCGAGCATTTTCTGAGGTCACGGATCCGGCAAGCGGCCGGGCCTACAATGACGTTTCGGGCGATGCCGTCCGCGAGGTTGGCGGGAACGACGGGATCCCCCTGACTAATCCGACCGAAGCGCTTTCCGCCCTGGCGGCGAAAGCTCCGGCGGAGACCGTCTGCTTCATGCACAATGCGCAACGATTCATATCTGAGACGACCGTGATGCAGGCCGTCTGGAATTGCCGCGACGCCTTGAAAGGGCGCCATGCCTTGCTGGTTCTCCTCGGGCCAGCGTTGACACTGCCGCCGGAGCTGAAGCAAGACGTAATGGTCAGTAGTGAGGCGTTGCCAGACTCAGCGGAAATCTCAGAGATCGTGCAGAGCGTATGCAAGGATGCTGAGATTGCGCCACCGGCGGAGTTGGACAAGACGGCGGATGTGCTAACAGGGCTGTCAGCGTTCGCGGTCGAACAGGTTACCGCGGTTTCCGTGACGCGGGCAGGGCTCGACCCTGATAGCCTGTGGGCGCGCAAGGTCAAGATGATTGAGCAAACCCCAGGTTTGAGCGTCTGGCGCGGGGGTGAAACGTTCGCGGATATTGGCGGGCTAGACCGCCTGAAGCGTTATCTCACGTGCATTCTCACGTCTGGCAATACCAAGGTGGGCGCGCTGGGGTTTGTCGACGAGATTGAAAAGGGACTCGCGGGCGCCACCGACGGGGGCGGGGACTCCGGAGTCAGCAAAGACCAGTTGCAAGTGTTCCTGAAAGTCATGCAAGATTACGACATCCCGGGGATCCTACTTGTCGGCCATGCTGGCACGGGGAAAAGCCAAGTCGCGAAGGCAGCGGGCAATCTGGCAAACGTGCCGGTCGTAGCGTTCGATTGCGGAGCCATGAAAGCGGGCATAGTTGGCGACTCCGAAGCCCGAATCCGGGCAGCGATGGATATTTACATGAGCGTGAGCAACCGCCAGGGCATGATCCTTGCGACGTGCAACAAGATTACCAGTCTCCCGCCGGAGTTGAGGCGCCGTTATACAATGGGGACCTTCTTCTTTGACCTTCCGACGGCGGAGGAAAGGGCTACGATCTGGCCTATATGGATCAAGCGGTTCAGGTTGGACCCGCAGCAAGCCTTGCCTGAGTGCAACGGATGGACGGGGGCGGAAATCAGGGCATGCTGCGACGTGGCGTTTCGGGCCGGGCTGTCCCTGGTCGATGCCGCCGACAATGTTGTCCCGGTGTGCCAGTCTGCCCCGGAGGCCGTTGAGGCACTGCGCAAGCTCGCGCATAATCGGTTCCTCAGTGCCAGTCTGCCCGGGAAATACCGCTACAGTGCCGGTGAGGCCGTCGGGGCGGCGCCAGTAGGCCGGAAAATCACAACCCAGGATTAACTATGCCATGCGATAGCATTAGAACGATTAGCGTAGACCTTTCCAGCGTCGGGCGGATTAACCCGGATTTGATGCTGGCGGCGCTGAACGATCTGCACCTGGGCGCCTTTATCCGCAGTGTGGACAAGGGGCGAATTCATTTTGGCCGGGGAGAGTGGATTGACGTTGCCACCGGTCAAAGCCAGTTCGCGAGCAGTCGCGACGTAAACGAGATCAAACAGGCTTATGGCGCCGCTGTAGTGAGAGATACCGCGAGGCGCTTTGCGCGGTTTGGGTGGGTAACAAAACAGGTTGACCAGCCCGCTTGGGCAGTGAGGAGGGTGTCATGAGCGCGCCTATCTGTTTTGAAGTCCGCAAGCCTGGGGGCGATATTCTCCGGATCCAAGTATTGGAAGATGGCAGAATCCGGACCGATACGGGGATCATATCCGGACCGAATCACGCCAACGCTGAAGCGTTCTTGCGGGAACTGTCACGGCTGGCGGGCGGGACCACTGAGATCAAGCTTAAGGGCACGCATGCACACATACACGCGGCGCTAGAGGCGCACGCGTCGGACGGTCACACACACTAGGCGCCAACAGTGGCGCGCTACCTGCCCGGAGCCCTGAGGTAAGCTGCGGGCAGTAGGCGCGTCAGTGTTAAAACGACACTGGCCAAGTTCACACTTAACCAAAAGGATCAAATCCAATGCAGACAACACTCGTAAACATAGACGACCTCCGGAATAGCTACCTATTCCGGCTTTCAATCCACCGCTGGGGTAACTCAGCCAAGGCTACCAACGGGAACGCAGTGAGGGAATACATCCGACTCTTGAACCTGCCCGAAGGGGAGGATGAGAGCACGGATCCCGGGCAACCAGTTTCCAGCGTCCGGACGGCGGGCGCCGTTGACAAGTGCAAGCACACAGTCAGACTCATGGACAGTCAACCGATAGATTACGTCAATGATTTCTTGAACGAAATCAAAGACAAACTGTGTGGGAAGTATCGGGGGCGAATGCAGCCAAGCTTCATTCAGGAAGGGCTGTTCCGATGCCGGAAGGACATTGTCACGGAAGTTGAAGAGCTTCTGAAAGACGCCCTGGTTCAGCTCGAAACCAAGTACCGCCCGGCAATCGTGGCGGACTGGCAGAACGCCAAGCGGCGGGCGAAGGACACCCCCGTCAAGAAGGGCGGACTTGGGCCGTTGTACGTGGAGAGTAACTACCCTGGCGCAAGTGAAGCGGCCAGCAAGTTCTCCCTCGACTGGGAATACTTGGCAATCGGCGTGCCTGAGGATCTTCCCGCGGAGCTGCGGGCTGAGAAGGTCGCGGAGTTCGAACGCAAGCTAGTGAACGCGGCCGATCAGATGCGGGAAGCGTTGCGGGTGAGCTTCGCCGAGTTGGTTGATCATCTTGTGGAGCGCTTGACCGTGGAGGCGGGCGCCAAGCCCAAGATCTTCAAGGACACGCTTGTGGCGAACGTGGAAGACTTTATCGCGACGTTCAAGGACAAGAACCTGGGCGATGCCGAACTTGCGGCGCTGGTAGAGAAGGCGCAAAAGATCGTCAAGGACACCGACCCGGAAAAGCTGCGCAAGAACCTGAACGTGAGAGACCAGATCGCGAACAAGTTCCGCGAAGTTCAGACCGCCCTTGACGGTATGATCGTAGACCGCAAGTCCCGCAAGTTCGATTTGTCGGAAGACACCGAAGCCGCCCCAGCGGGCGAGGCTGTTGCAGCATAGGGACGATCCTCCCTTGGTTGCCAGACACACAAGCCCGGGAGACCGGCCCGGGCTTTCAGTCTGGCCACAAAGGCCAGTCAACGGAAAGGATCACTATGAGACGGAACACAAGCGAGAAACTCACGGCGGCACGTGCCGCAATCGTGCGGTGGGAGCGCAAGCTACGCTTCGCGGCGGGCAAGCTCCAACGGTACCGTGCCCAGGAAGCGCGCCTAGTGCGGCGCCAAGCGTCGGAGATTGCCGCGACGGTCAAGGGAGCGGCCGGAACGGCCGGGCGCAAGTTTGACCTCGGAACAGCCGAGGCGGACACCCCGAAAGTTTGAATCTTTTTTTGCCGGGCGCCGTCCGGGGGCGGATCGGCGGCGGCGGTACTTTAGCAACCCTTGAAACAATCAAATGAACTACCTGCTTAGAATTTTGAAGCGCGGCGCTGCTGCGGTGGTCCTGGGCGAGTACACCTTGATCACGTACAACGATGGCACAATGACAGTTCGGAAGTCTCCGGGCGGATTGATGGGGCCGACGGTAAAGATCACGCGCAAGGGCCTGAGGGAGATCCTTAACTGGATCGACATTAACGAGAACTTTTCATGAAGACCAACATTAGCGACGAAGAGTTTGCCAAACGCATCTATGACGCGGGTTTCTTTAGGTGCCCGCACAACCGCACCATTATCATAGGAGGAACCAATAACGACGACAAGGTTCTATGTCCTTGCGGTGGACTTCACTGGCGGATGAGATTGGAGCGGGCCAGTGCGGAAGAGTTTGTCAGCTACGAGAAAGGCAAAGCATTTAGGCGATAGGAAGAACAACACACAACAACACAATAGAAAGGATCCAAAACATCATGACAGCAAAAGTGGTATTGAGCAGAGACAAAGACTGCAAGGGCAGTGTCCGGTTCGCTACGGACGACGACAAACAGCCAGTAACGAATGTGTACGTGTCGCGAGCGCTCAAAGGCGTGAACGAGGCGACCACGATCACGGTCACGGTGGAAGTGCCGGAGCCACCGGCACAGAAGGCGAGCTAGTCAGTCTTGCGCCGATTGCCCTTGCTTCTTTGCCGTGCGGCTTGGCTCTTCTAGTGTCGGGAACCTCCGACGGGGCCATAGTGCGAGGCGGGAAGCGAGGGCACCGGGCGCCAGAGTGGCGCACACCCAATGCCAGAATATCACGAACACCATTACGGCCGCACCATTGATGCGAATTGCCTAGCTCCCTGGTGGCAGTCTGGGACATCGCAGGGATGGTGCAATGGTTGGGTGGACACACGCGGCAAGCGCTGGGACAAGAAAGCCAAGCGCTGGGTCCGCATCACGAGACGCAAACAAACAACCTGAAAGGATCAATACCATGTCACAACCCCAAACTCGAAAAGGTGTCCTCTTCATTGAGGACGACGCACGCGCTAAAGCGTTTCTTGCCTATCACAATCGCCTCGTCGCGCTTCAGCCGGTGGCAGGATACCCCCGGGTGTTCTGCTTCTGGTCGGATGCACAGAATTGGATCATGGCGGCGCACTTCTACGGGTATCCCGATGCCCGCGACAACGGGTACACCGTTGTCCTGCTATCGCAAGCCGAGTTCACCAAACTTGAGGCGGCGGAGTGGTTCAAGACGTTCGCCAATGCGCAAGGTAACGGCCCTTGTTTCTGTCAGTGGGTGAAGAGCGACCCTGAGAACAACTGAGATTTTGCTGCGCGAGGAAAGGATCCAATACCATGCCAAAAGAGATCGCCATAGTGTACGTGTTCCGCAGCGAAAGCACTCCGGACAAGTTTTATCAAACTCTCGTTTACGTAGACGGTACCACGTCTTGTGAGTGTCCCGGCTGGAAATTCAAAAGGAAAGTGACCGCGACCGGAGAGCGCACCTGCAAACACGTGAGGGACCACGAGGCCGGGCTTGCGGAGACGCACGCAACAAGAACGGTGCGCTACGCTGAGATCGTCAGTGTGGCGCCAGTGCGCCGCAACCTGCCGCGCCTTGCGGTGCCGGGCATGACACAACCGAATCTCAGCGCCCAGGCAGCCGGGCGGCGCCGCGTGTTCGATTTGAGGGAGGATTAAGTGACCATGCCCAAACACTTTAACATCATTGACGATCAGACGGAGGCTAAAGCGCTTCTAATACGTCACGACCAACTTACAGGTTTAGCGCCGCGTCCAGGGTCCCGCCGGGCATTCGTGATGTGGCGAGACCAGAAGTCCATCTATATTGGTATGCACTTCTGGGACATGGCCGACCCAGGCAGTAACGGCTATCAGGTCGTCATCCTTTCAAGAAAACATTACAGTGCCTCTGAAGCCATGCACGTCTTTCAGCACGTAACGGGCTACGATTCCGGAGTGCGACCACAACACTTTGCATGGGTGGATCCTGATCGACAAAACCGCAATTGAATCACCACATTCTGCGATAACTTATGATTAGACCGGACAAGTTCGCAATCTACCAGGAAGCCAACGCACTCTTTCAGGAGCTGCACGGCGACAAACCGTTGCTGCCTTACGGAGCGTGTCTCTACTGGGCACAAGTAACTCTGATGACGCTTACGCGCTTTGGCCTGTACCCCTGTCTCCAGGCAGGCAGTATGCTGTGGCGCATGGTGCCGGACGCTTTAGACGATGGGACAAGGGATACGCATTACGGTTTTGTGTGGTCTCCTGATTCAGCGCGAAGCCGGGCACAGATAGCGGAGGGCGGGATGCCGGAGATCCATATCTGGTGCGGTTTGGTGCAGACGCAGGAGATCGTTGATTTCTCAATCGGCGGTTTGATGGAGGGTGCGAAGCTGCGCGGCCTAAAGTGGCTGGCCGAGCCTCCGCCCCTTTATCTCTGGTGCCATACCAGCGCGGTACCGGAAGCGGCAAATTATGATCCGAACAGGGAAGCCACGCTGTTGGCCATGGAAAGCCTACTGAAAATGTCGAATGAGGAAACTGCATGCCGAGACGCTTACGCCATCTGAATGGCTGGCGTTGTGTGAACGGTCAAAAAAGGGCGAGGTCCGGCTGGTGGATTGGGCGATGGTCAACAACGCGGACCGACGAGTGAAATACTACGACCTGACAGAACCCAACATTGCCGAGGATGGAACACAGGAAATGCTATGAATAGAGGCGAATATCACAATTGGGACGGGCACTTTAAGTGGTGGACTATCGGGCCATTGACGATCGAAAAAAGGAAGTGGCACGGATGGTTTCTGCAATGGCAAGACGGTAAAAGACATTGTGTATGGAGGCAAAAATGAGACTGCCACCTGTTGTAGTAACGCGTCATGCCGCGCTCGTCGCATTGTTGCAGGAACGCGGTATCATCAAGGACGACTCTGTCTCGGTGATAGCACATGCGACGCCAGCAGACATTACAGGACGCGATGTAATCGGTGTTCTTCCCTTGGCGCTTGCGGCCTTGGCGCGCTCAGTCACCGAAATCCCATTGAACCTATCTCCTGAAATGAGGGGCAAGGAATTGGACTTGGACACGTTGCGCAGGATAGCTGGGCCAGCGGTCGCATATCGCGTAAAACGGTTGTGTGCCCTGTAAGCCAGACTTCAAGAGGACGTTGAACAATGAAAAGAACCCCACAGTACGAATTGGAAGGCGGCGGGATGGAGAACGTTTTCAACCTGAGGACCGAGGAGACCCAGGATGGGGAACGCTTGCGGCGTGAAGCTGAAGAGCGGGAGCGCGCCCGGGAGGAAGCCGCACAACGTTTAACCAAAGAACAACCATGTTTGCTATGAGCTTTGGGCGCATTCTAACGTGGCTTTGGTGGCAGGTAGTCATACTGCTGCTGGCGTACTTCGCATTGATTATTCTTAGCGCGGCTTACCAACACTGGAAAGCCAACCGCACGCTTAAACCCGCCCGGCGGTTCTCCGACTGGGCATTGAGAAGGATACTGAGGAAATGAACCCACTCGAAGAAGCATACATCCCCGAGTCCGAGTACGAACTTATCCGCGCCGATGTCGTAAAGAAATGGCGTGAAGGCGTACCTGAGTTTCGCAACGCTTTTCCTGGCGCGACCGACGAAACCATCGAACAACTGGTCCGTGAGTTCGTGGACCGCGAGCGCGACATGGAACAATGGCGCAACGAGACTTACCAAGTCGGCTTCCGGCGTCATCCGGAGGGCCTTGTGGTCCTCAGCATCAAACGCAACGACAGGGAACCCTGTAATGACTGGCGGGATTTTCAAGCGATCAAGAATCAACTGGTCGGGCCGGAGTGCGAAGCAGTGCAGTTGTACCCGGCGGAGTCCCGGTTGGTGGACTCAAGCAACCAGTATTGGCTCTGGTGTGTTTCGGATCCGGCATACCGTTTCCCGTTTGGGTTCACTGAACGGCTGGTCAACGACGGCAGTGTGACTGTAGGCAAATCAAAACAGAGGCCGATATGACGCCTCACTACGACTACATCGTCATCGACGCAGAGATTTGTTACGCCATGTTTGCGCATGACGCAGAAGAAAACCCGGATGCTTACCTTGCCAGCGACCAACCGGCTAGACTCCTCGAAAAAGCCATCTGCCAAGGTTACCGTTGGGTTCGGACCGAGGACAGCAAAGCGATCTGGGAAAAACAGAAGTAACTTTGTGCAGGGCACCCGGCTCTTGGCGGCTGGTACCCGCCACCGGGGCTTTGGTTTCCCCCGGGGATCCTGGCTGGGTGTCCTGCAATCTCTCAACCAGATTGATGTATTGACAGGCTGTTGGGTTCTGGTAGCATCGCGGTCGTGGCCACAGTTCTTGACGTCACACCCTACAAAGAATGCCCGCGTTGGGACCATTGCTCCGTGAATCATTGCCCGCTGGATCCCAGGCAAGGTGAACGATTGGCCGATACGGGCGACAAAGAACAAAAATGCACCTTGGCAAAAACGATACGGGCCAGAATCGGATCCCAGTACGCAGACGCTTTGCCACTCCTCGGATTAACCCCAAATGAAGCTGCTGCGCAGCGCAGATGGGCAAATCTTAGTGCGTCTCAGAGAGAAGCCATACGGAGTAGAGGTAGAGACGCCCTCGCGACCCTCCGTACCCAACAAGGGACTAAATGAACAAATCCAATCTTCCACCTGAAGTCCGCGCTTATTTCGTCCAGTGGGGCCGCAAAGGCGGCAAACGCGGCACCCGAGAACAGAAATCTAAAGCAGGCAAAGCAGGCATTCGCGCCATGCATAAAAAGCTGGCCGAAAAAGCAGGAGTTTTTCTGCCACCCCCCGAATCAGCACCAAACGACAGAAATACACAAGCAACAACATCAACACCAGTAACAACATCCAACAATAATCCGGCATGAACGACCAAAGCATGGGCAGTAGTGAGGCGCCCCTCGAAGTCCTCGCCCCATCAGCGGTTGAGGCAGTCACCCGCGCAGAGGTAGACATTTCCATCGCTACCGCACGCAAATACCCCCGCGAACTGGCCCGAGTAAAGGCCAAGATGATGAGCTTCGCCACTTTGGATGAAGAGACCGCAGAGTCCTGCTTCTACTCTCTGCCCAGAGGCGGGAAGTTAATCCAGGGACCAAGCGTCCGGCTGGCTGAGATTGCGGCATCGTGCTACGGCAATCTCCGGGCAGGTTCGCGTATCATTCAATCCGTGGTCAACGGTGAGAACCCGCACGTGGTTGTCCAGGCAATCGCTACCGACCTTGAGAACAACATCACGGTCAGCATGGAGAAACGGCGCCGTATCACAAAAAAGAAGAGCAAACTCGCCATCGACGAGGACGACATCAATCTTGCTACCAACGCTTGCAGTGCAATCGCCTTTCGCGACGCTATTTACAAGATCGTCCCGCTGGCCCTAATCAAGCCTGTGTTCGAACAGGCCAAAGCTGTGGCCATCGGAACGGCCAAATCTCTTGTGCAACGGCGTGCCCGGGCCATCGAAAAGTTCAGCAAGATCGGGGTCACCACCGAACAACTACTCGCTAAGGTGGAGAAGAAAACAGTGGAAGAGATTGAACTCTCGGATCTTGAGGTTCTTTTTGGCCTGTTTACGGCCATCAAGGACGGGCAGGAAGGGTGTTCCATCGAGGAGATTTTTGCGCCCGTGAGGCCCGCAACCAAAGCCCCGGAGATTCCCGGACAACCGAAGCCGCCGACTCAGGAGACGAAAAAAACGGCGCCCGCTGTCGTGACATCCACAACACCACCAGCACAGCAGCCATCCACCAATGCGCCACAGGACAATAGCGCTAAAGAGAAGGTCGAACCCTCCGACGAGGAAGCTGAAGCCGCCGCGGGTCTTGCGCCAGCATCGCAAACGCAGACCACAACTACGACAACAATAACAATGCAAGTCCCGACACCGGCACCGGCTGAACCTGCCACACAGTCAGAACCGGCTGCGCCATTCGTGCCGAACTCGAACGAGAGTGATGAGCTGCAAAACGTCCGCTTGATGATGCACAAGAACGGCGTAAGCGAACCCCAGGTCATGAACTGGGCGCATGAAGTGAAGCTGGCCAAGCCGGAACAGCGGAAGCTGACTGAACTAAGCACGGCGAAGTACAACCAGATGCTGAAGACGTGGCCGAATATCCTGCCGAAAATCAAGGAACAACCAGCGTTCTAACCCTTTCGCGTATCTTTATGTTCAGTCTAACAGAAAAACAGCGCATTGCGGCAGAAATCGAGAAGCTACTATTATCACTCGATCACCCGGAAATGCCTAAAGAGAAACCGCTATTCCATCTTCATGTGGACGGGAAAGAAGCGTGGTCGTGGGCGGACATCAAACCCAACTGGACTTTCGCTGAACTTAAGCCGAAGACAAACCCTTGGAATGAACAACCCAAGGAAACGATGATCACCAGCATCGCCAGCATCAGGCACATCGACTCCAACAACTGAGTTCTGACCCTTTCGCGTACTATGAACAAGGGGAGCCCGGTCTCCTAGGAATGGCCGGGCTTCCCAATTCTCCTTCTCTCACCATGACAACCGTGATTTTCCACAGCGCCGATTACGACGGCATTTTCTGCCGTGAGATTGCCCGCAAGTTTTTGCCAGAGGACACCACGTTCATTGGGTGGAACTATGGAGATCCTCCAATTCCAATCCCGACCGAGGGTGACGTTTACGTTATGGACCTGCCAACTGACAAACCTTTTGGCTGGCCCATGCCATTGATCTACTTACTGAACCATCGGCGGCTGGTGTGGATCGATCACCACGCCAGCGCTATCAAGTCGCACCCACCGGACCTTGTTGGCTATCGCATCGACGGCGTGGCCGCGTGCCGTCTGGCGTGGCAGTGGTTCACAATAAATTCGGTTCCACAGGACCAGGAATTGCCGCGCAAGGAGAAATATCTTGCATGCGAAGTCGATGAACCCCTCGCGGTGCAACTCGCCGGGGAGTACGACGTGTGGGACCGGAGCGACCCGCGGGCAGAAACGTTCCAGTATGGATTGCGCATTCAAAAGGACATCGCATGGGATATGCTGCTGTCACAGAACACCGGGTACACGGATGCCCTCGTTAAAGAAGGTGAGATTGCCCAGCGTTACGCGCAGAACGTTGACGCTTCCATTGTCACAACGCGTTCGTTTATCATCGAGTTTGAAGGGCTAAAGTTCCTGGCCCTGAACACGGCACGTTGCAACTCTCTGGCGTTCGCGGCAAGGGATGTGCCGGAGACTGGGCATGACGCGCTGATGGGTTTCTTCTTCAACGGCAAGGAATGGATTGTGAGTCTCTACCATGCCCGCCACCGCACCGATCTGGACCTGTCCGCCATTGCAGTGAAGTACGGTGGAGGCGGGCATAGGGGCGCGTGCGGTTTTCAGGCTTTGTATCCATTCTGGCTCCCGCCAGCGAATCGCATACTGCTTGGGTCAACGTGAACCGCCCGAAACCAAACCATGAATCTGCTGGCCTATCGGGATCCGGACACTGCGCGCATCACCGATGCGTTGCAGGCGCATGCCGATCTGCACGTCCGACTGCCCTTTCAAACGCAGCGACGACTGATCCGGGAGCACGTCTCCCTCCGGGACTCAGGCGCTACCCTTGATGAACTCGTCCGCGCCATCCACAGGGCATACGACCTTGTAGCCCAAGAACCTGAATACGAGATCTAAAATGAACCGACAGCCCCTCGACCAAGACGACGAACGCCTGGGACTAATCTCTGCCAGCGATAACGCAGGCTGGTCCTGTCCCGGCAAGAAAAAGCTGTGTGCGACCCTCCCCGCCGAGGTATTGTCTTCCCCGGCCGGGCCGGACGCTGACGAAGGCACGCTGATCCACCAAGCCTTCGAGACCGGTAACACGCTGCCGTTGTCCGAGGAACAACTGGAGGTCTACAACCAGGGTCTTAAGTTCCTCGACCAACTCGTCCAGGGCTGGATGCGGGATTACAACCTGCCCGATTGCGAGGAAGGGCCACGCGAAGAAAGGCTATGGTACCGGCACCCTGACACACTCGAACCGCTGACCAGTGCCAAACTGGACCGGCATTTCTGTTCTCAGGATGCGGCGTTGATCGTGGATCTGAAGAGCGGTTGGGTGAAGAAACTCGTGCCTTCGCCGCGCTCGACACAACTGCGCGTGCAGGGCGTTTGCCTCTGGAAAGAACGTCCCGAGATTCGGCGCCTCCGTGTGGCGCACTGCAAGGCCCGGTTGAAGGTCGGCGCAGGGGACTATTGCGATTACACTCTGAACGACCTGGAGAACGCAGACCGGCATATCATGTACCACCTGTGGCAGATGGAGCAGGAGGACGCGCCGCTGATCCCCGGGCCGCACTGCAACTATTGCCCAGGCAAAAGCTACTGCCGGAGCGCGGGCGCGTACTCGCTTCTGCCGTCGGTCATTGCCGATGGCGCAGTGAAGAAGGCCGACATCGAAGCGGCTGTTGACAGGATGGTTGGCGCAGACCTGAAGCGCCTCTGGCAATCCAAGAGCATCGTGGAAAAGATTCTGGACGCCGTTGTCTCGCGCTTGAAGAAGATGCCACCAGAAGAACTCGCCGCCCTTGGACTCAAAGTCGGAAAGGGCCGGGCACTGGATCCAATCGTGCTGGTCAAGGAAGCATTCGAATTCCTGAAAGGCGACGGATTCGAGGAGGACGGTCTTTGGGCCTGTCTGTCCATGGGCAAAGAGGATCTGGCGAAGTTCGTGCGAGTGCAGAAGAACCTGTCATCAGAGAAGGCAGCGAAGGAATGGGTTCGGAAGGCGCTGGATGGATTCATTGAGCCCAAAGAAAGTGCGGGGAGCATCGAGGAGTTGTGACGACCACAATTCTCGTTAATTTGGGAAACGGGCAGGCGCTTCAGATGCCGTTCAGACGCGTTCGACGGGACGGTAACGTGGTGCACCTCGGCCTGTCGCAGTGGGTCAGATTATTGCGCGTCGTTAAAGACGACGTTAGCACCGTCACATTCTCCATCGACGGCCAACCGGTTCAGTTGAAGGTGAAGTCCAAACCTCATGAGCGAAGCGCGTGACCTCATTACCGAGTTTCAGCAGGGGCAATACGCTGAACAGCGGGCCTCTGGTCAACCTCTCCCGTGCGTCTGTATCATGGGACACCAGGACTTTGAAGCTTTCTGCGGCTGTCTGGAGGCGATGTATTCACTAGCTCCGACACCAAACGCCATGCAGGCGGGAGCCATGGCACGATGCAAGCCCGGCGTTCTCTTCTTCAACGGGGTCACTATCTACGTGAGCTACGCCAATGAAAAGGGCATGGTGTTCGGCGGACTGGAAAGGGGCTGATGAAGAGACGGTATTTCCTGAGACAAATCCTCGGCGCTTCGCTGGTGCTGTCCACCGGGGGAATCTTTCTTCCAGCGGCGCCCAATGGTTGGGTCAGGTCAAACAGAGGCATTCTGTGGATGCTAGACAACTGTGGGCCACTACCGGTTGGGCCTTTGGACTTGGACGAAATCTTTCGTGCAATATACGCGCTCAAACGTGCCCGGGAGTTCCACGTGGAACAATGATCATCACCGAAGCAGAATACCTGAGGATGCTTGCCCGCTTAAAGGGCAACGCCCGGCCTGAGAACATTCCAGATGATGGTGTTGAAGAGGAAAGCGACCTGCACGAGTTCATCATGGCCGATTGCCGCGCTAACGGCTGGGGGTATATCCATTCCAGGATGGACAAGAAATCCACGATCAACGAGGGCGCCGCAGACTTCATTATTTTTGCGGACCGCGGCCGGGTCCTCGTGATTGAATGCAAGTCGCGCACCGGGAAGCTGCGCCCGGCTCAACTTGGATTCTCAATCCAGCTCGAATTGAAGGGCCACACAGTCCACTGCATCCGCAGCAAGACCGAGTACCTCGCCCTCGCGCATCCTACGGCTTCATCGTCGCCTTGACGGCAGCGCCGACCGCAGCAGCCACAATGTCCGACACCTGATTCGTCTGCCCGCCCTCCTGTACAAGCGACCCTACGGTTGCGCCTTGGGTCTTGTCGGTCTGGGTTGCCTTCCAGTTCGTGAGGGCCGACTTGCCCGAGAAGAACGTCCAAGCCGCTGCTTTCGTGGTAATCTCCCGAGACGGGTTGTTCGTATTGCCGTTGTCATAGCTGACGTCCGTTTGTTTCGTGCTGAAGCGAGCGCACCCACAGAGGGCGAACGCTACCAGAAGTGAGAATAGCGTTTTCACGGCGTTGTTCCGGTAACCACCGGTGCGGTTGGCTTGGTTTCGAAGGGGCGTTGGATCGCCTTGGCTGTGAGAGCGCCGATGACCATTACGACTTCATCCCAATCCAGCGGTTGTTTCACACCGGTTTTGACAGTGAGCCAGCACCAGTTGAACAGGACCGCCAGTACCACGAGCAGAGTGCACACGCGCATAAGGCTGATGCTGCCATCCGCTGAGCTTATCATGTCCACAAGCGACTTTTTCATTTGATTCCTTTCACTTAGTTCTACTTCTTTAGCAAGAGAGTGGCGGCGGCAATGATGATTTGCAGCAGCAACAACGAGCCGCCAATAACCAAGATGCGCCCCTCGATGTTGGATTTGAAGTTTTCCAACGCACGCACTCGTGCTTCCATCGTGTTCATCATTCGGTCACACAGGTCGCGGCTGGGAAACATGCCTCTCTCAGAATTTATTTGAGCCCGCAACTCATTCATTGAGTCCAAGCGCGATTCCATAGTACGCCGCGCCAGATCGAGTGCTCTTTCAGTATCTTTGAACTGAAGCAAGCGCAATTCGCGCTCTTGGCCCACCACTGATTCAACGTATTCCTTCAGGGTTACATCATTCATGCAATTGTCCGGTTCTGATTTCATTGCGTCAGCACCCGCAAATTGCGTGGTCCTGGCGGCGCACCCGAAAGGCAATAGAGTAGACCGACTGGGCCGTAAGTAAAGTTCCCCGGAGTGCCGTAGTTCACCCAAGCGGTCCCCGTGTTGCTATAAACTGGTGAGACGGCAGCGGCTTTGTCAGTCGTGGTAATTGCCGTCTCATAGCTGTACCACGCATCGCCCCCGGTGACTTCCTGCGAGGCTAGAATGTATTCCGTGTTCGGCTGGAGAATGACGGAATCCACCTGGGCGTAGGAAATCTGATTCGTTTCTCCGGCAGGCACCCAGGCGGCATCAGCGATGATTACTCCATCCGAGACTCGCACGAGCCGGAGCGTATGTGGATTCGTGTTCCCATCAATGTGGACCCTACCAAGGCCACGCACGTCCAACGGCCTTGCGCCAACCCGGAACTTCAATCCAACCCAGCCGCTGTAATTCGTGCGGAGCGTCCCCGGGATGAAACTCGTAATCCAATTCGTCTGCGTGCAAGGCACAGGTGGCGGCGGTTCACCGGGCACTGTGTAGCTGACTTCATTGGACAGATCAGATTCGAGACCGGAAGTGTCAGTTGCAGTGGCGACGAAGTAGTACGTGACGCCATTTGTTAGCCCGGTAACCACAGCATTCGTGACGTTGCCAACTGTGACCTTGCCCGCTCCGTAAGAGCCACTCGCTGTTCCGTAATAGATACTGTATCCCGCAATGTCCGGTCCAGGCGACGGGTCCCATGCCAACGTCACGCTATTGGTGCCCTGCTGGGCGACAACGGCAAACGCGATTAGCGCGAAGGGTAATGTCAGCCATCGGGTCACGGCGAAGTCACTTTGAGTTGCCCGTTGCCGAGCACGCGGACCCTGATGATATTCGACGGTTCGCTTTCCGCGATGTAGTTCGTGGGATTGCTGCGCGGGTCAGTGACCGTCACGTAGAGGTACTGATCCGAGGGTCGATTGACGGTCAAGGTGGCATTCGTGACTCCGGTTACGGTCGTGAGGACAGTGCCGGGCGGCGTTGCGTCAGGGCTCGTGTACACCTTGAACACGTAATTCGTCGGACCGTCGGCTTGCGCGCACGACCAGCCGACTGTGATTGGCACTGTGCCAGCGGCATTCACCGAGAATGCCACAAGGCAGACGACCGCGAGGACTGCGATTGCGAGTAGTTTTTTTATTGTTTTCATGACGTTTTCTTATTTCGGCTTTGAGTTCAGTTTGCGATGTTTCTCAACCAGGGCATCCATCCTGGTTTTGGTCTCGGCGTCAGATTGATGCGCCAGTCCGAAGAACAGAGATTTAAGGTAAAGTTTATCTTTGCGAAATTCCTGGTGCAATTCATCCAGGATACCGTCCAGGACCACGCTATCTTCGTGAGTGATATGCCTCATAGTTCGATTTCCTTCAACGGGGTAACTCCGGACTGCACAGCAAACGCCTTCGCGTCGGTAAATACGATGTCGATGGGCGAGTTGAATCCCTCGACAGCGACTCCAGTATCCGTGGAAGGATTCCAGACGATAACTGCATTTTTGTGCTGGCAAGGAATGTAGAGCTTTCCGTCAAGCGGACTCAGTGTGATACGGAATGGTTTCACATCAGCGTAAACAATCTCCAAGTTGAACACGTCAATGGCGCCCCCTGTTATGGCATCGCGCTTGTGGAGATTTCCATTGCCGCACACGATGTAAACTGATGTGTCCGTGGGATTGAATACTAAAGCGGCGGGAAAATCAGGAGTAACCTCGTAGTCGGTAATGGAAAGGTCCCATGGAGAAACAGTGGGGTCAAGTGGGCCGGGTGTGATAATCCTAGAATCGAAGGCTTGGCCACCCATATCTATGTGGAACATATTGTCGTTGCCATCAAAGTTGGCAACTTCAACTGATTCTGGACGAAATCCGGAATCACCCCAGGGGTCTCCAAAGTCGTCAAGGGTATTATCCGTTGGGTCTGTCAACTTCACTCGACCAGGAGTGCTGCCGCCCCCCCGTGCGCCCTCGAAGTAGAGATAATCACCGTAGACCTTCATGTGACCAACTCCCTCATGCGCATAACCGTCCGAAGCGGTACTCCAATAATCCTCAAAGAACGCATTCAGAGCGAAAGCGTCTGTGGCCACAAGCGTATCTGGGTCTACGGTCCAGATGAACTTGTTCGCTACTCCGGGATCGTAATCGCTGCACCAAGAGTAATCGTGGATCAATCCAACGTAGACAACTCCATTGCCAGCACAACAGGTGCAAGGACCGTAAAGGGGAGCAGCAATCTTGCCGTGGGCTTCCTTGGCTCCAGTCGTCGCGTTGAATCGGACGATGTAATTTTCGATGGTGCCAAAGATCTTATCGATGGGGTCGGGCAGGTAACATGCTTGATTCATTCCCATTAGACGATCTCCTTCAGCCCAACAAGGCTGGATTGAACTGCAAACGCCTTCGACGCGGTAAACACAATATCAACGGGAGAGTCAAATCCGCTTTTCCAGACCGCAGTCTCAGCGATTGGATCAAACACCACGATGCCATCCTTATTCTGGCAGGGAATATAGAGTTTGCCGTCGGAAGAACGATAGCGCAACCGAATCGGCTTTAGACCGGTCTGAGAAACCAACGCGTCCAAATCGAAGCCTGTGGATGTGTGGGCAGCAAAGTCGTCGATGCGCTCCAGCCATTTGCTGTCTCCAACCGCGAAAACCTTGGCTGCGTTCGCCGCATATTCAGTCGAAGAGGAAAAGTAAGTGGCAGCCCCGTAACCAGTCGAAGCCATAGTTGTGAGGTTTCTACTTCTAACGCGAGGATAGTAATTATCGGCGACGAAAATGGAAGTGCCATCCGAGGAAATCTGTTCCACCCATATTCCACTGGTTGCCGACGCGTATCTCCAGTCTGTCCCATAAACTCCAGCGCCAAACCCGGTTTTCTTGACCCAAACAATGTTGACGCCCTCGCCATCTCCGGGCAGCACATAGAACACTTTGTTGGCCACCTGGATGAACTGGTACGGCCCGTTCTGGTTGAGCATTGGGTATCCGCCAAGGTTCGTTTTGTAGACCTCCAATCCAGCTCCTAAGTCCAGCGTCGTTGGGTCTATGGGGTAAATGTCGTACCCCTCGTGATAATTACTATCTTCAGGATCGCGTGCCGCAGGGTTGTTGTGTCCGGCGGCGTAAGGCAGCGCGTCAACTAGCCCAAGATGCATAGATCCAACCATTGGCCACGGGGTCTGGACGTCACGGATGTACGCGCCGGTGCTGGCGTTGAACTCGATGATGTGATCCATTGATGTTCCCAGGATCTTATCGCTGGACGCCACGTAAACCGCCGTATGGAGAGGAGTGAAACCCACGGCCTCGCCCTGTGTGAGAGTAAATGTCTTTTGGCAGCCCATAGGTTCTACGCAAATCGGACTCGTGCGTTGCGGACTTTGATTGAATGGCCCTCAGCCGGAGTAGGAACGCTCCCGAGTACGTCCATCTCTGTGTCAGTCGCCGTCAGCGGAACGTCCACGACCGTCGTCACAGATGTAAGCGTGTCAAGCAGGTCGTAACTCACGATGTAATCAAAACCAACCAATAAGTCGATGACCTGAATTGTGAAATCGACACTGGTATAGCGGCTTTGTACGTGCTTTAACCCGTTCGCCGCAGCCCCCCAGGTAAGATTGTCCGTGAGCGTAACAGCCGTGTCGCTGTTCGATACGAACTCGACCGCGTTGGCGAGTGCCTGAGCGTAGGTGTACTCATTGGCCAACGTCACCGTGAAATCCTGTTCTCCAGCTACTTCAATTACCGCCAAGGCAAGGTCGTCCCAGTCATACCATAGGTAAGGTGACCTGGGCAGTTGAGTGTCGCGTATCAATTCATGGGTGACGGCGTCGTAGAGTCTCCGATAGGCGGACCATGGCTCCTCAAGCGGGTCGGGTGTTCCAGTGATGTGCTGCGTTGTGTCCGTTGTGGCCACGGATTGCAGGCCCCACGGCACGAACTTGGATGGCCAATCAAGGTTCGTCACCACCGCCTCGTCTCGAATCAGATTCAGCGCCGGATTGCCGCCGTTGTCGTCCATGCAAGGCGTGCAACTGAGTGGGTCCAGCTCCCAGCAGTACCCAATCAGACTGTAATTGCTGAGCATGAATACCGGTTCCCCCTCATCGTTCCAATAGCCTTGGTACGTGTAGAAGGCTGGGTCATTCAGGTCGCTCGGACACAAACCGTACAGGTTCTTCGCATGCATCTGGGTGACGTTGCCGTCGTCATCAATGATGGTCGTGCCTGACCAGATGTACTTTGCTTGGGCGCATCGGACAGCCGTGCAGAAATTATCGGTGGCGTACGTCGGAATGTCGCGGCCTTCGTACCAGCGTGTCAGCGGTGGCCAATCTGGCTTCCAGTAATAGTAGGCGTCACTGTCGGGGAATCGCACGAAAAGGCGCTGTTCGGCCGTCCCCTCGTACGTGACCTCGCGAAACAGCCGGTTCGTGTCTAAGAACCCGGGAAGACCATGTCGCGTGGCGAGGCGCGTGGTCGAAACGCACGTGAGGCTTTCCGCCCGCGGGTTGCCTTCTGGAATAACAGCTCCGCATGCGGTGTCAGTCACTCGAAAGGTGAGTTCTCTTTCACCGCCTTCGCTGGGCGTTCCGCTAATGAGTCCGCTTTCACTCATTGACAGCCCAAGAGGCAGTGTTCCGCCCGGCATCGTCCATGCGTAGGTTCCCATTCCCCCTTCGGCTTCCATTTGGAACGAATACGGCGTTCCAACGACAAATGGGTCGAGCGCTTCTGTCGTGATGCCAACGACGTTGATGTAGAAAGGAATCAGAAGGTAGGCGCCAGTCGCATCAATAACCCGGAAAACCGGCGCGTAACGCCCTGGGGTCGTCGGCGTTCCACTGATGACGTTCCCAGACAAGGTCAACCCAGGCGGCATCACTCCTGCCTCCCAGATGACCATGTAGGGTGGTGCCGTTCCGGTCACATTAACAACGCTCTCGTACGGCTCATCCGCACAAGTGGAGCATCCGCCCTCCAGACTCATGGTGGTGACGTCTGCCTCGCCAGACCTGGGATTCTCCAGGTGGATCAAATCCAGCGCGTAGCCGAGGGCAATCCTCATACCACGTAAGCGACAACCGACCCACTCGCCAAAGTGATCGCCGTAAAGTATCCGTAGATGCTCATGCCCGGCAGCATCGTGATCCCATTGAGGGTGCCACTCATCATGGGCACTCCCGTATCAACGCCCGTCGGGCTCAGGCGGTTACCAGCCGTCAATACCGTGAAACTGCACGTGGTAATACAATAGATGACACCCCAGGACCCTTCGTGGGCGGCGATGTCGTTGATGAAGTCGGCGCCCAGTTGGCCGACGCTGGTTGCGATAGGTGATGCCTTGCCAATTAACATATCGTGGCCTTTCTTTGAATCAGTGGCGGAACCCGCGCAAAGTCAATGCCAAACGCGCTCGGCGCCCAGTCACTCCGCCTTTGCGCGCTGCCGCCCGTAGCCGGTCCCCGGGGATGCGCTTGCCTTTCTTGACGTGCATCGACGCTCGCAGGGCGCCCGGGTGTTTGATTGCCGATTTGATCCAGTAACGTCCGCTCACGGTCGCAAGCGTAGCACGCGAACGAAGCCGCACTGAGAGCAAACACGTCAACTCCCTTCTGGCGAAGCGGTAACCTGGACCTCACCGCCAGAAGTGGCTGGTGACCCCGGTGTCGTCTGGGGTCCCGCGACATTCACCTGGACGGCGAGCGTCGGCGGTAAATTCCGAGGCTTTTCCGTCGAAATCTTCGGCGCCGTCTTCTCCGCCAGCGTCATCATCTGATCGGACAGCTTCGCGTAAGCTTCGGCCGCTTTGGCCATCATGCCGACAGCCGAGACGCGATCTTCAGCGGGTACCTTCTCGTCCTCCGCAATCTTGCCGACAACTTCCATCGCCTTTTCAACTTGTTCGATGCAGTTGAAACTCCGCACCAGCAGGATGCGGCCGGTGATTCTCATGTTCAGGAATCGCCCGAATTCCTGGGCCGCTCGCAGCTTTGCCAAGCTCCAGCCTTCTTTTCGCAAACCGAGAGTCTTAATGGCCCGGGTAACGATGCGGCTCGGTGCCTCCACGGGGTCGGTGGCAGACGCGTCGAGGATGTCAACATCGCCGAATGTGATCGGCGGACCTTGCGTTGATGCCCGATATTTTGCTTCCAGTTGCTGAACCCGTTTCGCAAGCGGGATTGGTTTGCCCACGAACTCTTCCGGCGCATCGGGCTCGCCTGGAACCGGGGCAGTCACTTCTGGCTGTGCTGTAGTATCTTCTTCCATCCGTGTGGCGCCTCTTCGCCAAGTTCGTCTTCTAACCAGCAAGTTGCCGCACTATAGCGGCTTTTGGAAGGCAAAAAGCACCAGCATCCCATGTCGCGCAATTCCTTTACCATCGGCGTGCCACAGGTGCGGAGCTTCGCGTAGTACACGGGACAGGCCCGGCACGCCTCAAGGCGGGCTTCCCGTACATCGGCAGGGACTGTCGGGTCTGGTGTACGCCAGATGTCCAACCACAGGGTAAAGGCCCGCCAGATGCGTTTCCAGGCCGCGTTTGACGTGACGTCCGAGAACGCCGCCGCCACGACCAGCGCGACGAACAGGCCGCTCCATTCGGCCACCTTAATACGGCACTGAGACAATCGCGCTTTCACGTTTCTTTCGCACGTTCATGAAGACCTGTTTGTTGAGTTCAAAATAGCACTCTGACTGGAGCACGTACCGCATCGCATCGATAGGGTGCTTGTGCGGGCTACCCTTCTGAATCACTGCCAACTCCGATTTACCGCGTTTCACGCTCTTGATGGCGTTGATGCAGATCGGGCATCGGGCTCGGTTTAGGAACAGACGATCCTCCCATAGCAACCTCCGCATCAAATCCACACCGGCCCTGACGCTGCCGGGCGAACGTTCAGCGCCTTCAAGCCGTATCCGGCCGTCGCTCATCTCGTGAATGAGTTGGACGTAGTACTTGTGCGATTCCAAATCCTTCATGTCGAACACACTGCGGTCGCTCCAGTGCTTCCAGCCAACATGCTTCCCCACCATTCCCTCCCAAAAATCCATCTTCCGCAGCATTGCGTTGACAAACTCTTTAAGGTCAACATCTTCCCCGATTACAGCCAACTCATCGAGCACCTTGAACGCCGGTAAGCCGTTGTATTCCGGCAGCCTGGGGAAGAATTTCTCCATGATGACCGCGGCCGAGTTTGTCCCGCCAGGGTCCCACCCGGTGTAAAGTTCGATGCAATCCGCCTCCGGAAACATCATCTCTGGATCCGTGTTGGTTGGGGTCTCTTCTTCACCGACAACGTGGTAAGCCGGTCTGAAGACGCGATGAAAGATCGCGTCGGCCGAGGCTGTTACCCACTTCCCATAGAAATAGCGGGCCAGGAGATCCTCATCGTGTGAGAAATCCGCCATCAAGCTGGCCTTTTTATCGGGCGACATCGCGAAATTGTCATCAACGGTGTACTCAATCAGCTTCAGGGCCTTTTGCAGGGGCAAGAGCGACGCATCCACATCGCGTGCCGTCCGGAACTCGTACCACAATTCGTAGATCCAGGATTCTGTTCCCTCATCGGATGGATTCGTGTCGCACAGGAGCAGATGGTCTTCTTCCCTGAGATGCAGCATCCGGAGGCACTGTTTCATCGCGTCGAACGTGTTCCGGGATTTGAACTTCGACAGTTCGTTGATGAAGATCATGGAATACCGCTTGCCTTTGTAGCGGCCTTCGACCTCGTCTTCGTTCTTCAGCGAATCCAACTGGATGCGGCTCTCGTTACCGAACTTGTTGAGCACTGAACAGGCAGGCTTCTTGGTGACGTTCTGGACATAGGGCTTTTTGACCCACTCCATGCCAAAATTTCCGTCGATCCATTCCGGTAAAATCGTCTCAATCAGATCGATCCAGACCCCTGAGTCCAGGCCGACGGATTGCGTAAGGGTCAGTACCACGATGTTTCCCCGGTCCGTGTTCCATGCGTGCTGGGCTATCGTATTCAACGCTGCAAGGGTCTTTCCACTCCACCGAGGTCCACTCAAGAGAATGAGGTTTTGGAAGGATGGCTGGCACGCTCGCATGGTCTCCCACTGCTTTGGGAAAAGCCCGGGTGCCCATCTGCCCTCAGCGTCAACGGGCATACGATTTCGCTTGAAGTTTCACGCGAACAAGTCTTACGTGGCACTGTAACGGTACCCCGGCAGGCCGAAAAGAACATTCAACCTGACAATCGTATGGATGGAATGGCAATGGAAAATGAGGCTGGCGCTGCCGATAACCGGCTGAGTCTTGTTCCTTCGCAGTTCGGTGTGGAGGACTGGGAGGACGGCAAGAAGTACACCTTCTCCGAGGTCACCGTTCGTCAAGTTAGCCCCGGCGAATTCGAGGTTTTGAGTGCAACCCCCGGTGAAGGCCCGACGGCCGAAGCCGAAGGCGGGCAGGAAGAAGGGGAAGTTGGCGACTCGGAAGCTGTGGCGCCCGAACAGGAAGTTGCCGGGAACTACCCGAACCCCGCGATAGAACGGCTCATGAGGAAGCGCTAGGGGTCGCTTATGATCGATCCCAAGTACCTCAAAAAGAGAGGGGTCCACTCAGGCCCCTACAAGAAGATTTTCACGCTTGAACCCGCGGAGTATCCCCGGCGGATACGGGACCTCATCAACCTGATTTCGGCGCGGATGAAAGACACGTACGCACTGTGTCTGCGCGATCATCGCGCCTTCCATGCCATCGACATCGCCTACGAGACGCCGTTCTCCCAGACCACACCGACGTTCATCAATCACCTGCTGTCCAGGCACCTGACCGCTGAAGAAACTCTAAAGGAATTGGAGGCGCTTGGGCTCAAGAAGGAGGAGTTGTTCCTTAGTGTAGCCCTGCCTGACGGGAGGGAAATGTTACAGATTAACCCTCCCGTCTTCTACCAGATCTTCATTCCGATCACGAAGGCGTACTGCACTGTTCGGTTGGCCAAGATCTTCAACGAACGGAACCTTTCCCCCTTGCTGACCTACAACCCCCGGATCAACACCCAGCGGAACCGTGTTCTGTGCGAACTCATCACGGAGTTCGTCAACACGATCTCGATGTGGATGGGGTACCCGGCCGTCCTTCGGCAGAGCATCCAGCAGATGCTCAAGTATGGGATCTCGGTCGCGTTCCCACGCGAGGAATGGTATTGCGAACGCCAGGAAGTCGAAAATGCCAATGGGACAGTCGAAAAGGTCACGATGCGCGAAGGCATCCGCTACACCCATCCGCACCCGACTCGCATGGGATTCGACCTCCGGTACCCGCTGACGAGCCTCAATTCAAATACCGGTTGCGAATGGGCTTTGAACTGGCACGTCCTCTCCTACGGCGATGTTCTGGACAACCGGGACCTGTGGAACCGTAAGAAGATCGTGTCCGGCACCAACTGGTTCGACCATCCGCTCGCTGGTAATTACTTCAAGGAGATCTATCCGTGCGCGATGTCGTATCCCGAGATCGGCCCGACGGTTGGCAAGCGCGAGGACCGTGTTCTCTATGGCACCGGCGACCGAGACAAAGCCGTGTTCGTGACTGACTATTTCATGAAGCTCGTGCCGTCGCAGTGGGGTCTTGCGGAGTACAGCCATCCGGTCTGGCACAGGTTCACCATTGCTGGCGATGACACAGTCATGTGGTGTGCGCCGTGCGCTTACAGTCCGCTCTGGTTCATGGGGTACGACTACGATGAAATGACGGCGCGCACGTCGTCGATGGCTCTGGAATTGATCCCGTGGCAGGATCACATCGGCAACATCCTCTCGCAGATCATCCTGACAGCGAAACAAAACCTCGAAAACGTCACGTTCTACGATACCAACATGATCGCCTCGACCGAGATCGAGAAAATGAAAAATCTCGGTGAACTGCGGTATCGCTCTCGCCAATACCTCCCTTTCGACTCGATGAAATGGGCGCGCCAGGGACTGAACCCGAAAGACGCCTTTGCGCCGCTCGATCTGGCCAAGCAGAGCATCGTCGAACTACTCCAGGCGCTGCCGATCGTACTGAACATGATGGAGCGCGTTCTTCAAATCAGCGCGCAAGAGGCAGGCGCCGCGGCGTCACACCAGCAAAGCAAAGCGGAAGTGCTCCAAACCGGTAACGCCGGTACCAACCGCGTTGCGTTCACGTGCTCTTATGTCGATGAAGGAATCGACGCGTGGAAAGCTCAGCTCTATGACGCTGGAATGGCCTATGCAGATCCGAATTTCATGGCCCAGGTCTCCACGACAATACCGAATGTCCATCAGATACTTGAAGAGCTTGGCTTCGACTTCAACCATCGGCCCGGAGAAGAAAAACTCCTTGTGCACGGCAAGAAAAGCGGCCTCCGACTCGAAGGTTTTGCCGCCAGCAACCAGGGGCCTGAGCGCAATAAGAGCGCCGAGGTAGCGCAGATCATTTTCCAGGTGGTCGGCGCCATTGCCGGGCAGCCGTTGCTCGTGCAGGAGATTGGTCCGAAAGCGCTTATCTCTCTGCTCGAACAAGCGGCCATCATGGGCGGCGCGCCGAAAGACTTCAAACTTCAAACGATGCAGCAGGGCGAAGGGCAAGGTGGCGGTCTTACACCGATGATCACACAAGCCATACAACAGGCCCAGCAAGCGACCCTTCAGGCCGTTCAGGAGAAGGTCGGCCAACCGGCAGCGGAAGCGGTTGCCGAAGACAAGCAGAAGATCGCGGAGTTGGAAGCGGCTGTTAAGCAGCTCATGAAGATTTACGAAGTCGCGGCGCAGACGCAGGATAAGAACGCCATCGCCGCCCGGGAAGCTGCCACCAAGGAACAGATCCGCGAGAGCGAAGCCCAGGCCGAAGCGCGGCGCAAGCAGGAAAAACACGCCCTCGACATGCAGCTCAAGTCCGAGGAAGCGGCACTCGACATGCAGATCAAAACAGTCGAAAGCCGAACAGATCAGGCGATTGCGAAAGAGGAAGCCGCCACAAAACAGGCCATTGCGGCGAAATCTCCCAAAGCCGACTAACCTACCAGTTGGACGATTATACTTGCCAAATGTGGCGGTGACAGGTTTAACGTCCACATGATCGACTGCCAGCTAGAACCGTTGTCAGCCGAGGCTGATCGAGCCCTCCGAGCATGGCTGCGGCAACCTGCCCGCGAGGTTTTTGCCCGCGTCGTTGCCTCCCAGGTCAAACGTTTCCAGGCTGAAGCACTACACGATGCCGTTGATTCCAAGGAATATGGAGCGAAACTCGATGCCGCGAATGCGAAGTTACGTGTGGCCCAGCGCTACCAGATCTGCCTCGACGTCCTCAACGAAATGTTGGAACAGCGGGAGATATTCCAGACCGTTAAATTGACCTAGACCCGACTATGTTGCTCAAATCCAACATCTTACTTAGCCCGGATGATCCAGGGGCAGGGGCTGCGGTGGCAACTCCCCCGGCCGCGGCAGCACCGGCGCCGCCAGCAGGTGGCGAAGGGGCACCAGCCGCACCAAAGGAACCGGCCGACAAAAAACCCGCTGATCTCTCCGGAGTTGAGGCGTTTATGTCCCGGCATTTGGGCATCAAGATCGAGCCGTCCAAGAAAGACGAAAAAAAATTGGGGAAGCCTGAGGCTGGTGCAGCAACGGGAAAACCCAAAGCCCAGTCGCGCCCCAAGGTAACCCCCGTTGTCCCGCCCAAACGTGAAGCCGAACCCCTGACAGGCGAAAAGATCGCCGAAGCGGCCGCAGCGGGAGTAGCGAAAGCCCTGGGTAGACAGACCGGACCCGAATCGGGACCGAAGCCAGACGAGCCCACACCGCAAGAGGAACGTAAGGTGGCAGTCCTTACGAGGATGGAGAAGCTCTATGCGGAGAAGTACACCGGTCTGGCCGACAAATATCGAACCTCCGTCCGTAAACTGCGCGAGTACGCCGCGAACTGGGAGAAGGAAAATCCAGGGAAAGAATTCGATGAATCCGCCGAGGAACACGAGGAGTTTTTCGCTGAGAACGACATCGAATGGGATGACGACGATTACACGGAAGCTCTGGCAGACATCCGGACCGACAAGCGCCTGGAGGCTGAACGTAAACCACTCTCTGAAAAGCTCTCGAAGCTGGAGACCAAAGAACGACTGCGTGAAGCGACACCAATCATAAATCAGGAGCAAGTGTCAGCAGCCCGGCAATTCTGGTCTCGCCTGGGCGATGCATATAAAGACCTCGTGAATGAACGGGGTGTTGTGGATCAGGCTAAGCTGGAGGCGCTGCAAAAGGCCGATCCAACTGGGTTCGAATTACAGGTTCAGAGCGCTGTGGCTCTCGAAAACGAGACCGCAGAACTGTACAAACTTCTCAACGGCTTGACGGAATACGACCCCAAGAATGAGATGCACGTTGAGCTTGGCCAGTTTGCTGAAAAAGAGGAAATGCGCATCGCGGCCTTGCCGGACCAGGAAAAACTCGACGCCAAAGGAAGGGCATTTTTACCGGCCGCTGACTACTATAAAGTCCCCAAAGCCGAGCGGGAACGCTACTACTGGACGCTGTCCGTGGCCGACCTCGCGGCTCTTCGGGCAGCGGATAGAGTGAAAACTGCCAAGGAAAATATCGAAAAAGAGGAGGCAAAACACCGGCGGTGGGCTGAAGCGCGGGGGATCAAACTTGCCGAAAACAGCGCAGATAAGGGTCCCGGCGAATCTGGCGAAGGTGCAGGAGAACTCGATGAAACCGATGGGAAACCGCTTTCACCGACCGTCGGCGCGGAGTCAATTGTGGCTGCGACAGCAAAGGCCGCTGCGAACAACGACCCAAATCCACTTAGAGCTTTTGGCGAGCGCTTTCTTGGTAAACGTTAGTTGGGTGTAACGCGGCAGTAGCCGCACAACCAACTAACGAATATGAGTTTTGCTCTCAATGCCAATGCATTCGCGAAGTGCGCTCCCGCGATCTCGACCAACATCAAGCAGTGCGGATCGGTAACGATTTGTAGCGCCAAACCGATGACCGAAGGCGATCTCACCAGCGCCTATATGAAAACCGGTGAGTTCCGCGTGATGGAAGCGCTTTTCCATCACGACATGGAGATCAAGATGTGCGAGGCCGTCCAGAACGGTTTGTACGACTTCTTCATGGCGAACAAGGTCGCCGTTCATAAAACGATGCAGACCCGGCGGCTGCCCGGTGGCCTCCTGGAAATCGCGCCATTCATTCTCGCCCGCCAGTATTCCCCAATCAACAACGCGTATTGGCTGGTTACCGGCGGCAACGATCCCGCTCTCGAAGGCATTGACTGGCAGATCATCGTCGCATCCAGCACGAACATTCCAGCCGACGTCCGTTCCTTCCCCGTTGGGTTGCGTATTTTCATCGATGGCGTTTCGGAGGGCGGAAGCTCCACGAAGACAGCATGGAAAGTCGCCGCGGTGACCGATAACGGCGATGACACGCTCACGCTCAATTTGACGCAGGAGAACACGGGGTCATTCCTCGACGCCGATAAACTGGGCAGTCCAGTGACCGGCCTCGCCCGGCGCGGCACGCCCAACGTGAACGATTTCGAGAAATGGTGCGCCGAAATGCCCGCCTACCTGAACTGGAAGAACGTTCCGTTCTGGGTGGAAACCGTCCGCAACAGCATGTGCAAGAGCGACCAGTACGACAAGTGGCGAGAACTGGTCATGGCCGACAACGCCCTGTACAAGGAGTTCTTCGATCTCGACGAGATCGAGAAGAACAAACAGATCGCGAACGACTGGCAGCGCCGGTTTGTGGATCAGATGTTCTGGGGCAAAGCCCTGGCGAACCAGAATGCGACTGATTACGCCGATCTGGAGGACATCCCCGCATTCGATATTGCCTCGACACTCCTGGGCGTGGATGGCGGCACCTGTGTTGGCAAGCGAGCGAACGCCATCGGGATCTACGAACTGATGGCCGAGTGCGGTCGGGTTCATGATTCCCAGGGCACCCAGCTCAACCTCCCAGCGCTGTTCCAGGCGTTCTACAACATGATGCGTGTCCGCGAGGGCCGCAATCACCCGAATCCAAAGGTTTTCGACGTCTTCACGGACGGGGTCACGGCCGAACTCATCAATCAGGCCATGATCAAGTACTACAACAGCAAATCCGATGGCATGGCCCGGCTGATGGTCCCGGTGGAGACGTTCGGCAAAGCCAAGAGAGCGAACTTCGGGTTCAGCTTCCGCACCTACCCGTTATTCTGGCCGCAAGGCGTGGAATTCAACGTCGTGACCCACTACTATTTCGACGATTACCTGACGGCGGCAACGGCTGCCGGTCAGGCGGACACGGCGAGGGTGCTCTGGATATTGGATTTTGCCGGAATCTACCCGGGTATCCTCGCCTCCAATCGCAAGGTGCACCGCACCGGCGACCTGGAAACACTGGCCAAGATCAACGCCGACTATGCCTGCGTCATGGCGGTGAACACGCAGCAGCAGACGCTTACCAGCGTTACCTGGACGATGATCGTGGAATGCCCGTCGGCCAATCTCATCATCGAGAATTTCAGCAGCGAAATTCCCGAACACGCGACGTTGGTGGGTACGTATCCTGGCACCCTGACGACGACCACAACCACCACGGCTCCACAGTAAGCCGTGCGAACGGTTTGATTTGACATGAACGGCGGGTTGACCCCAAAGTCGATCCGCCGTTCTGATTAGCGGCGGATATTATGGACCTCCAATACTTTTCAAAGGAACTCATCTCAAACCCCATCATGATTGCTGGCAAGGTGGTGGAATGGGAGACCCTGGACGGGAATCGCGGCGTGCTCGAAATTGACCCGGAACACCAACCTGACCTTGTCGCCGGGTTGAATGCCGCTGCGGCGAAGCACCGGGGAGGCATCATCAAGATCACTGCCGACGAGTACCGGAAAAAAAAAGCGCTCCATCCGTTCAATCCATCCGCGCCGCGCTTGAAAAAAGACATGCTGCGCGCCTTGCCGCCTTCCATCAGGCCAGCCGTGTTCAATCCGGTTGCCGCAGTTGCGGGTAACCGGCCAACCCCTCTTGCGGCTAAGCCAACCCCGCCAGTGCAACAGACAGCACCAGCTCCCCAGAATGGAGAGGCCCAGATCGCACTGAACCAGGAACCGCCCAAGTTTCGCCCGACTACGCGGCGTATCAGTCGCCGGGAAGCAGTCGGAGAAGGCGACTAACCTGTGTACACTTTCGGCCAGTTAAAGACCGATGTTCGCCAGCGAGTCTTTCCTGGCGGTGAAGCAAGCAGTCTTGTCGCGGCCCACAACAAAGCCTTCGTAGACGCCCTGATTGACCTTCAGACCTGGGTGGACTGCCTTCAACAGGATAATACGGACGTCATCCCCCACTGCGCCACATTCTACAACTGCGGGCTCACCGTACTCGACGCGCCCAGGGGGAACATCCAATCCGTATCCGTCATCGACAAGATCGATCCAGAAACCGGGCTGGAAGATGCCGATGCCGAAGACGATTGGTGCTCGGAGATCGTCTATACCCCAGTCGATTTTTGCTCGGTGAAACGGTTCCTGTACCAAAGTTCCGCCGCGGGATGTTGCCTTAGTATTCCCGCCTATTTTGCCCTCAGTGGCGACGCCTGCACAAAGGCGTGTTACCCGGTACCGACGGATGAAGGCGTGCCCGCTGGCCTGCCGCTGTTGCCCCTTGGGTACCACTATCCGCAAACGTCAACGGATTCGACCATCAGCCGTGCGCTGGCCGGTCGGTGGGCTATCGAGCGCGGAAAACTCTACATCGCCCCCTGGATTCAGAGCACAGAGTCCGTGGTCATCAAATGGGATGGTATCAAGCGCATCTGGACAGACGCCGACTTGGTGGATGAAGATCCGCTACTTACGAGGGCCGTCGAAGCGTGGGTGCGGTGGGATCATCAAGACAAGTACGGGCATGATGCGGACGAAGCGGCGAGGGCGCTCGCGGGTTACAACGAAGCCAGAGCGATGCTCATGCATCAATGCACGGAAGAGAATAGACTCAGGGAATGTGAGCCGTCTCGGGCACGCGGCAGCCCTCAGAGCCTTGTCACGCTCTACCACAATTCCGCACAGACAGCCACTGCGCATTGTCCGGACGGGTACACTGGCAACCCTGTCACGGTTACGATCCCGGCGGGGACGGTTGGTTCCTCCATCTCCGTCGCCGACGCGAATCAAAAAGCTCAAGACGAAGCCGAACGGCAGGCTCAGGCTCAGTTAGTTTGCACGGTGGAGGCAGTCACTTATTTTAATGACGCCCAGACCGCAACGGCGGCTTGCGAACATTCAGCAGGCGCTCCGGTTCCCGAAGGTGACCCTGTCACGGTGACAATCCCGGCCGGAACGGTCACGTCAACTATCTCTAAGGCGGACGCAAACGAGCAGGCAATGGCTTTGGCGTTGCAGCAGGCGGGTGCCCAACTCACGTGTGTCTACTGGAATCGCACAGTCAGTCGGTCGGCAGTTTGCGCGACTGACCCGGGAATCTCGGAAGAGGCGACTGT